AGGATTTTCCTGTTCTGCAAATGTTGGTCTTACAGTCACCGTTGGTGCAGGCGGCGCAGCAACCATAACTGGTGTCCCAGCAAATGGTTCTGATTCAGTATTTAGCACAATCACTTCAACAGGTGGTGGTAAAGCAGGCGGTCAAGATAGCGGAGCCAGTTCATCTGGTGGCTCTGGTGGTGGTGGTTCTGTTTCAAATGGACCTTCAAATGGAACAGTTGGGCAAGGTAACAATGGTGCTAGTGGTTATACATCAGCAGGTCACGCAACAGGCGGCGGCGGTGGTGGTGCTAGTGCAAATGGAACTGCTGGTTCTACTAACGGCGGCGCAGGCGGTGCAGGTACTGCTTCATCAATTACAGGCTCATCAGTAACTTACGCAGGTGGTGGTGGTGGTTCTGGCGATGATAGAGATGGTACACATAATCCTGGCGCAGGCGGTGCAGGTGGTGGTGGTGGTGGTTCTATTGCTGGAACTGCAACTGCTGGAACTGCAAATACTGGTGGCGGCGGTGGTGGTTCTGGTGCAACTGCAGTCATTGGCGGTCGTGGTGGGTCAGGTATTGTTATTATTCGCTATGCAGTCTAACTAGGGAGCAAAATGAAAGATAATGTTAAGCAGATTAAAGAAACAAAACCAACACAATGTTTTAGTTATGAAGTAACAATGCTAGTTCATATAATTGCCGATAGCGAAGATACTGCTAAAGGGCAACTTGATGAAAAAGGTGGCATAGTTACAAAACGAGAAGTAAAATTATTGAATACTGTAACACTTTACGGCGAAAAGGAGAACAACTAATGGGTCACTATGCAAAAGTAGAAAATGGTGTGGTCACACAAGTAATTGTGGCTGATGGTGTTGATTGGTGTGAAAACAATCTAGGTGGAGAGTGGGTACAGACTTCCTACAATACTTTTGGTGGAGTTCACTCAGAGGGCAAGTTTCCTATCCACAAAAATTATGCAGGCATTGGATTTACATTTGATGGTGTTGGGTTTGCAGCACCACAGCCATATCCATCTTGGATTAAAAACTTAGACACATACCTATGGGAAGCACCAACTCCTATGCCGACAGATGACAAGCGTTACACATGGGATGAAGCAACAACCTCTTGGGTTGAAACACCTGCGCTTTAAGTAATAACAATTATTAAAGACCCCGCTTTGGCGGGGTTTTCTATTTAAAGGAGAAGCAGTGGCATCAAAGTCGCCAGATATTTCCGAGCGCACGATAATTGATTTATCGGGTCGCCTATCTACATACTATGACCTTAACGGTAACGCCTTTGATGTGGCTATTGCTGGTTTGCCATTTATTATGGCAGTAACAGATAGCACTCCTTACAAGCGACAAACTGCAGAGTTCCGTGCACAGCGTGTAGACCAAATGCGTGACCCAGGTGAGCACACTCTTGGTGGTTCAGGCTATTGGACACGAAGCCAATCTTCTTTTCATTATGGTGAAGGTATCCAATTTACTGAGCCAATGGAAGGTAACGACATGGAAGTTCGCTTCCGTTACAATTCATCCTATGGCGTTAACCCATGGACTCCAGGTGAATTAACTTTGCTTCGCAAGACAACAATGGTTCAGGCTTTTACTGGTGCAAGCAAAATAGATACTGGTGCTAGTAGCGCAGGTGTAGCCTTCCTTGTAGCCACTGACATGAGCGTACGCACATCACAAACTACTGCAATGTATAAAATTACTACCGCTGGTACATCTACTGCTCTCGTCAACTGGTCATCATTTAGCAATGAAACAATCCTTGCCACCACATCTGATGGTACATATTTATATGTGGCTACAACCGCTGGTTTTTATGATGTCAAATTATCTGATGGCACAACACATAAACATTATACATACGACTCTTTAACGCTAGAACATGCAGCACTTAAGTATGTAAAGAGTCGTATTGTTGCTGCTTTTAAGTTTACTAATGGCACCTTTTCTGCCTATGAACTTACTTTTAATAGCAAGGGTGCTGGTGCTGCGGTTGATATTAAAACCACCATGACATCGGCAAGTGGAACAGTTATCAATGGCTCATCCATTATGCCAACACAATGGACATGGAGTGCGGTAGCCGAAGGCTCTAATGCAATCTACTTTGGTGGATATGCTGGCGAACACTCTACAATTTTTAAGTTAACAGTAGATAATACTGGTGCGCTAGGCACAATCATTACCGCTGCCACTATGCCACGAGGCGAAATTATCTTATCTCTTTACACATACCTTGGCACATACCTTATGGTTGGAACAAACAAGGGTGCTCGCATTGCAACCTTAGACCAAAATGGTGACATGACATACGGACCATTGGTGTTCCATAATGAGAACGGTGTCTATGACTTTGAAGGTCGTGACTCCTACATCTGGTGTGCAAACACTAACGGTGTTAACTCTAACTCAGGCACAAAGCGCATCAACCTAGGTCAACCTATTACTCTTTCAGGTTATGCACAGCCTATATCCACAGGTGTGTATGCCCGTGCTAACGATGTATTTTCTGATGCTACTACTGGAACGGTTCATGCCGTTCGTATATTTGGTGCTGATAATCAAACCGCTTTTGCTGTTAATGCATCAGGTATATGGCTTGAAAGTGCTACAGAATTAGTTGACCAAGGTGAAATTATTACTGGCTTTATTCGTTATGACACCTTAGAAAATAAATCATGGAAGCGTATCCGTGTGCGTACACCAGACAATACAACGGTTGGTGATATTAGTGTGTTTAAACATACCGCCGCTACAGATACCGTTATTACTACCATTGAAGAAGATGAAGATACTTCACTTGATTATGATTTAACGGCTGCATATCCAGATATTTTTCCAGAGGCTGCGTTTAAACTAATCATGTATCGCAATGCAACAACTGCAAGCATTGGTGCGATTGTTAGTGGTATAGCAGTTAAGGCTTTGCCTACTCCTACTCGTGCTCGTATCTTACAAATACCTTTATTTTGTTACGACAGAGAAACAGACAAGACTGGGAACATGATTGGTTACGAAGGCTATGCCAAAGAGCGGTTATCAATTCTTGAAACTACTGAGGCTAAAGGTGACACCATTGTAATTCAAGACTTTAACGCAGGAGGCGACCCCTTTGAGTGCATCATTGACCAAATTTCCTTCGTTCGCTCTACCCCATCTAATCGTAACTACACAGGCTTTGGTGGAATTATCACACTCATAGCCAGAACGGTTGTTTAAACATGACACCCTCAAATTGGGCTGGACTAATAGTATCTATTATTGCAATCATAACTGCGTTTGCTACTACTGTTAGATGGTTAGTCAAGCATTATTTATATGAACTTAAGCCCAATTCAGGTGCAAGTTTAAAAGACTCCGTTATTAGATTAGAAGAAAAAGTAGAAATTTTATATCAGATTTTAATAAGTAAGGATAGAAAATAATGGCACAAGTTGATGACTTCTTAGCCATAGCCAAGGCTGAGGTTGGTACCGTTGAGGGTCCAAAAGATAATGAAACAAAATATGGTGCTTTTACTAAACATAACTTCCAACCATGGTGTGGTTCATTTGTTATGTGGTGTTCAGCCCAAGTTAAATACAAGATGCCTAATGTAGTTTGGACAGTTGGTGGTGTTGCTGCATTTCAAGGCATTGGTGCTTGGAGTAATGCAGAAACTGCATCGCCTAAGCCTGGTGACATTGTGTTCTTTGACTTCATTGAAGGTGGAGCAAAAGTAGAACATGTTGGCATTGTGGTTAAAGATAATCTTGATGGCACAATAACTACTATTGAAGGCAACACTTCTCAAGAGAAAAAAACCAAAGGTTCACAAGCCAATGGTGGTGAGGTTGCGGAGCGTATCCGTGCCTATAAGAAAAACAATAAACGAAAACTTACGGCTCATGTCGTAGGTTTTGGTAGACCGAAATGGAGTAAGTAATGTCAGATAAACTAAAAGAACAACTATCAAGTATTCTTGGTACATACATCCGTGCCTTTGTAGCAGGCGCAACAACAGCCTATGCAGTGGGAGCAACCTCTCCTTCTGATTATGTTAAGGCTGGCATTGCATCCGTACTGCCTATCCTTATGCGTTGGGCAAACCCAAAGGATTCTTTCCCATTAAAGGGATAACAGTTTAAACAGAATAGCCCCTCGCTTAATTGCGGGGGGCTTTTTTGCTTTCCCAATCTTTATTTTGCTGAGTCTTTAATCGGTGGCAGTTGGCACACAGTGTCTGGAGGTTGTCTGGTTCATTGTTTAAATGCTCACCGTCTATGTGGTCAACATCTAATTGGCTACGGTGTTCTGCCACAAAACCACACAACTCACAGTAATCTTTCTTATGCTTGGCTAACTTAACACGGTTAACATTGGATTTAGTTCGGCAGCACCAGTAGCCCCTTTGTTTTAACTTAAGTCTGGTGGGTCCACATACTGCACAGATACCCCATCGTATGGTTGGGTTCTTGAGCAGCAACCTGTGCTGCTTAGGCTTATCCGCCCGTTGAATAGAATCCACTGGCATTAAACTTAACCGCAGGTGTAGTCCAGATTCTTTCCATTAAAGTATTGCAGTTGGCTAAACACATAGGCGCATCAGCCTCAGCATGAATAGAGCGTTCCACTGTGTAGACAACTCCACACTTAGGACAGCGGTAATCATAGTTACTCACCAGTACCAATTAGCCTTTTCAATGCGTTTAAACGGCGCAGCCTTGCTTGTTGTTCACGCCTTATGCCTGACCTGTACGAAATCTTGTACAAGATATAGTTTTCAATCAAGACAATCAGTATTAAAATTATTTTCATTATCATCCACTGGTGTAGGTACGGTTACTAATGCTCCACAGTCAGCACACTTAGCATCGGTAAACCATAGGCTAATCTCGTTATCTTCAAACATGCACCCAACTTGAAAGACAAGGTGCCCACAATTAAGGCATACACTTGAAGGAATCCCACGCAAGTTCACTATTACAGGTGGCTTCGCTCGGCTCTTGAGGAGCCTCGCTATTACACCCTTCCGCTGCACGAACAGGAGTCTAGCCACTGTTTAAATTACATCCGTGTAATTCTCCTTTGGCGTGTCGCACAATAGAGCAGACTTTGTAGAGTAATCTCCCCTATTGAAAGGAAGGTAAATGACACTTGAACAAGTAACAGGTAAGAATTATGTTAGCCACTCAGCCCTAAATACATGGCTTAGTTGTGGTTGGCAGTTCTACCTATCACGAATACAGCATGTTCCCGAACAGCCATCATACTGGTTAGCAGGGGGCAAGGCAGTCCATGAAGGCACAGAACTTTATGACCGCCTATACCATGGCACTGACAAACAAGACATCTTTTCATCACGAGGTGCGTTTGAAGCGGCATGGGAACTCAACTACAAGGCTTCTGACAATGGCATGGAGTGGAGAGCAGGTGGGCGTGCGACTAAGTTGTATCCAAACAAAGAGGATGCTGCTTGGTGGCTTGAGGCTGGACCTAAGATGATTGATTTTTGGGTACAGTTTCGTCAAGACAGTGGCTTTACCATGTATCAGATACCTGAAAGTGGCGAGGCTATTGAAACAGAACTTAATCACGAGGTTGGAGGCGTGCCTATTAAGGCGTTCCTTGACCGACTAATGGTTGCACCAACAGGTGAGTTGATTATTGTAGACATCAAGACAGGTAGTAAACCACCTGCTGGTCTAACTCAACTTGGTATCTACGCAATTCTTGTAGAGAAAATCTTTGGTGTTCGCCCATCTCTTGGTTCATACTTCATGGCACGGACTGGGGAACTAACCCAGCCTGAAAACTTAGACCGTTACACCGAGGCACGCCTTGGTTCATGGGCTAAGGGCTTTGAGTTAGCCATGGAAAATAAAATCTTTATCCCATCAGTAGGATTTATGTGTGGCACATGCTCAGTTAACGCTGCATGTTACGCCGTTGGTGGTAAAGACTCTCACCTCTACCCTGAAATAACAATAGGAGAAAACAAATGAGCATGACAGAAGCAGCAATTCAGATTAACTTCAAGACAAAGAAAGATGGCATGTTGATTAACCTTCGTGCCAACGATGCCATTGAACTTGATGGTTTGTTAGATGGATTAACTCAACGCCTTGCAGCATTGATTGACCTTGAACAAACTGTTGAAGCAATGGCTACACCAACACAGTCACAGGCAATGACTACTATCACTCAAGCATTTCCTAATGCAACACCAGTAGTGCAGGGATATAAACCAGCAGGTGCACCTACACCTGAGTGCACTTGTGGTGGTGGAACAATGCGTTTAGTTCCAGCAGGTATTGCTAAGGCAACTGGTCGCCCATACAAGGGCTTCTATGCATGTCCAAGACCACAAGGACAGGCTTGCCAAAACAAGGTATCTGCATAACACATGCGCCTACTCAGCCGTGCTATTAAGACAGCATCACAAGGTGGTGCAACGCTTCCAGTTGTGTGGCAATCTCTTGCTGCTCAACAAATAGCAATCCGTTACGGCGAGGTAAGCATGATTGCTGGACCGCCAGGGGCAGGTAAGTCAACACTTGCTTTGTCCTTGGCAGTCCGTGCAAAAGTTCCAACTCTTTATATCTCAGCAGATACACACTCCCACACCATGAGCCTTCGTCTACTTGCTCTGCTTACAGGCAGACAACAACAAGATGTTGAACCATTGATGGAAGCAGATAGGGATTGGGCAGCACAAATGCTCAAGCCTGCTGACCACATCATGTGGGAGTTTGATTCATCACCAACGCTTAAAGATATTGAAGATGCAGTTCTTGCATCTCGTGAGCGCTTAGGTGAGGATGTGCGTTTAATCGTATTAGATAACGCAGTAGATGTGACGATGGATTCTCAAGATGAGTGGGGCGGATTGCGCACCTTAATGAAAGAACTTAAATGGTGGGCAAGAGAAACTGGAGCAGCAGTAGTTGTGTGTCACCACACCAGCGAAGGCGTGTTGGGAAATCCATGTCCACCACAAAAGGCACTGCACGGAAAGGTTGCACAAACCCCTTCTTTAATTCTTACCATACATAATCAAATTTCTACAATGGGAATTTGTGCAGTCAAGAATCGTTATGGTCCAGCAGATGCAACTGGTAGTACACCAGTGTGGTTATCGTATGAACCAGCATCAATGCAAATCAATGATGTTATTTCATACGAACCAATGCAGTTACTTTAGGAGAACACATGAGTAAATGGGAACTTACAGTGGTTGAAAATGCAGGAGAAATTCCAGCATCAAAAGTCACAACAGAGATTGCAGTCCAAACTGCACCCCTCAACATAGACATCAAGGCTCAGTTAATGATTGCTAAGCCTAAGACATTAGCGTATACCGTGGGTTGGAGGGCACTTGTTTGGCAAAATAAAGAAACTGGTCAGTTCAAGGACATCACCGAAGAACAGTATGAGGAATACCTTAGGACTGGCACTATCAATATCTCCTCAGGAGATGGAAAAGATGGTGGAGAAGTTGGGTCTACCATCGGAGATAAAGGAAGCATTAAAGAGTGAGATACCTCAGGTCTTAGAAAAGATAGAGGATGTTGCTAAAAAGATTTATGACCCACATCAGATTTGGTTGGAGTCAATGCAGTTTGCTGACTATGTAACACAGTTAGCAAGCCACTTATATGACGACCATGGACCTGAGTGTACTAAAGAGATAGCAGAACAGTTAGCGAACATGTCTAACTCGTTTAAACAAATGGGAGAGAACGCTCTCCAAGTTCTTGATGAATCAGAAAGGGAAATGGATGAGTCACAGTTCTAATGAAACACTAACTATTGGTTGGTGTGATAACGGTATGGTTGACGGTAAGTTTACCGAAGGCATTATGTATACCACCATCATGGCACCCACTCGTAAGTTAGCCGTTAACAATGCCATCCGTGTGCAAGGTAATCAGATTGGTAGGCAACGCCAAGCATTACTAGACATGTGGTTTGACCAAGTTAAAACTGACTGGTTGTTATGGGTTGACTCGGACATTGTACTTACCGTTGATGTGCTTGAGATGTTATGGAAAATAGCAGACAAGAACACCAAGCCAGTGGTATGTGGTACTTACTTTATCTCTAAACAGATGGAGTCATCGTTGATGCAACCTATGCCTGCTTTGTTTAATGAAACGGGCGAGGAGTTTAGTATCCGCTATGTTCACCCACTACCAGCCAGTGAAATTATTAAGGTTGATTGTGCTGGCTTAGGCTTAACACTTATGCATCGCAGTGTTGTACCCAAGTTGCGTGCTATCTCCCCCGATTATTCAGTGTTTGCTGAACAAGAGAACATTGGAGATAAGTATGTTGGAGAGGACATAGTGTTCTTTCGTAATCTTAAGAAGGCTGGAGTAGATGTATATGCACACACAGGTGCAAGAGTTAAGCACATGAAACGCTTTGCCTATGATGATAACTACTATGCGTTGTATTGGCAGGCAGCAAAGGCAGCGGAGGAGCAAAGTGGCAACACAACAAGCAAGTAACAAGCGCAGAGGTGCAGCCTTTGAGATTGAACTGGCTGATTGGTTTATGCAACAAGGTTTAAACGCTCAACGCTTACCTCGTGCTGGTCGTAATGACATCGGTGATGTATTTCTACCATCACACAACGACATCTATGTGATTGAAGCAAAGGCTCCACGCAGAGATGGCAAGGTAGACCTATCAGGTTGGTTGCGTGAGGCGTACTTAGAAGCAGAGAACTATCGCAAGGCTAAGAACCTTACCCTTGCTCCAACGCCATTGGTAATTATTAAAGCATCTAACAAAGGAATTGAGGATGCCTATGTTGTTCAAAGACTGGGTGATGTCCTTGCAAAACTCTAAACATGACATCACTAAAGTTCTTGAACACTATGGATTTGAAGTACCACATGGTAGGCGTGGGTGGTTTACGCTGCGTTGCGCTTTCCATGGTGATAAGGTTAAGTCAGCCCGTTTAAACATAGACAACGGTGGGTTTCGTTGCTTCGGTTGTGATATGGCTGGTGATGTTTATTCATTGATTATGAAACGAGAAGGAGTTGGGTTTAATGAGGCTAAGCAAATCGCAGAAAGAATTACTGGCGAGAGCAACGGAGAATTACGAAAGAAACCTAACGGAGATACTTCCGTACCTGACGAGCAGAGGTATCACAGAACAGACCGCTCGTACATTTCGCCTCGGCTTCGTAAGAGAGCCTGAGATTGGACATGAACCCTACGCTGGTAAGTTAGCAATTCCATACATCACACCAACAGGAGTAATTGACATACGCTTTCGTAGTTTAAACGCTGATACGGGTCCGAAATATATGAGTAGACCAGGGGCTACAACCCACATCTTTAACATCAATGCATTGGGCGATGACTCCGATGTCCTTGTTATTTGTGAAGGTGAACTTGATACCGTTGTTGCTACACAAGCAGGCTTTAGTGCGGTTGGTTTGCCTGGGGCTAACAACTGGAAATCTTTTTATTCTCGTGTGCTTGCTGATTGGGCAAAGGTTATCTTGTTATGCGATGGTGACAATGCTGGTCGTGAAATGGCTAAGCATTTAAGTAGAGAACTAGACAATGTATTCCCAGTATTTATGCCTGAGGGTCAAGATGTTAACGATGTATTTTTATTGGAAGGCGCAGATGGATTGCGTAAGAGGGCAGGCGTTTAAACATGATGGTAAAGAACTCGTCTTTTGATTTAGACTTTGGCTTTGGTCGCAAGGGCGAGCAGTTAGTTGAGGCTTTACTAACAGAAGGTAAGACAGTTGAGGTCAAGCGTGACCGCAAGTGGTGGAGTACGAACAACATTTACATAGAAATTGAGTGTTGGTTTAACAAGAGTAAATCATGGGAGCCATCGGGTTTGATGGTTACGACTGCGGAATACTGGGCATTTGTATTGGAGCGTGGTGTGATTATGGTACCTACTGACCATGTGCATCATGCAATTAAAGAGTTTGGCAGGGAAATAACCTGCGAGATACCACCTAACTGGAGCAAGGGTTATCTAATTACGGTAGAAGATTTAATGGCAGCGATGAGGATACTTAAAAATGGATAACGATAAAGAATTATTATGGGAAACCGTATACAAAGTAGCACGCCTCAGTGCCACACGATGCGTGCGTATCCATCGCCACCTTGTAACGGCAGATGATGTGTTCCAACACCTAAGTCTTTGGGCAGTAGAACACTGGCACAAGATTGAGGAGTGGGAGGGTCAAGACTCATTAGTGTTTAAACTTAAGCGTACCTTTAACAATGAGTCACAGAAGTTTGCCAGTAGAGAGCGTGCATACAAGAGTAAATCCTCACCCTCTGATGCTTTCTATTACACACATGAGATACTTCAAGAGTTGCTTAAAGATGTATGGCACTACGAACAATGGGTGCAATCAGCAACGCCTAGTGATGCAGAGTTCATTAGTAAATCAAGTAAGCCAAGCGAGGGTATGAACCGTGAAGCAATGTTGTCAGATGTCAGCGGCGCACTACATCGTTTAAACGAACAAGACAATCTTCTCCTGCGGCGAAGGTTTGATGGTGGTGGCATGGACTTTGATGCACTCGCCATTGAATACTCGGTCAGTGATGAAGCCTTGCGTAAGCGTGTTAGTCGTGCACTTACCAAGTTGCAAGACAGACTAGGTGGAGAACAACCTCAATGGAACAATCGTAGATATAGGAAACCCGACAATGATTAAACCTAAGTACCACCGTATGAAACCATGGAACTTAATAGGACTCCCGTTGTATTATATTGGTATCTGTTTAAACGACATTGGATACTACATTTATGTAGCAGGAGATAAAATAATTTGGTACAAGCGTAAGCAGATTGGATACAAAGACAAATGACAACGGCTCAATGTGCTATATGTAAAGACATTATTAACTCAGACTTAGGCTTTGTGCGTTGTAAATGTGAAAGTATTGCAGTAGATAATAACCGTTATCTTGCTAAAGATTTAAGAAATGTTATTGAGATTAAGGAACTTAAATGATTATAGGTTTGAGTGGATACGCACAGTCAGGTAAAGATACCGTGGCTGAACTGTTGTGTTTAAACCATGCGTTCAAGCGCATATCTTTTGCATTACCTATGCGTGATGCAATCTATACACTCAACCCAGTGGTTGATGGTAGCAATCGTGTTGCTGATTTAGTTAATGAGTATGGGTGGGATGTAGCCAAGGCTAACCCTGAGGTACGCAGATTACTTCAAGTGTTTGGTACTGAGGTAGGTCGTAATCTTTTTGGTGAAACCTTTTGGATTGACCAAGCATTTAAACGAGCAGATGAACATGAACGAGTAGTCTTTTCTGATGTGCGTTTTCCTAATGAGGCAAAGGCTATTCAACAAAGGGGCGGTGATGTGTGGCGTATCAATAGACACAATCATCAACCAGTTAATGGGCACACATCAGAGCATGCGATGGATAACTTTTTGTTTAAACATGTTATCTATAACGATGGCACGCTTAATGATTTGTTTGAGGAGTGTGAAATGCTTGCTAAAGAGTTAGGTTTATGAACCAGTGTTGCATTGATTCATCATCACGCTTGCTTAACACATGGCGAGAACGCATACATAAAAAGATTGAAGCGAACAAGATTGGTTTAAACGCACCATCAATCCAGCATGAGTTAGAATACTGGCGTGGTTTTAATGCGGGATTAGAGTGGACACATCGCATTGTTGATGGAGATAAATCGGCTGATTAAATGCAGAAGCCCCCTCGCAAAGACTGGAATCCGCAAGGGGGCTTTTGTATGGGCACCTACTGTGTGCTTCCCCTTCACATAGGAGATGCCCAATGACTACACCTTATCACATTGTCATGCCTCGTGGGTCGGTGACCTGTATGTTCAACGCTCGGCGTGCTACTTGCCTACGAAATGGGGTAGTTCCACCCCAAATACCACTGCGTTCATGGACTAGCCCCCACTCTAAGCACATCTGCATGACTGGGCACTCAATACACATACGACTAAACAACCTCTCCTCATCGGGGGTAAAAATGTCTTTGTCGGGGTAAAACAGTTCAACATCTAGCCCCTTACATGCAGCCTTCTCGGTTAGTTCGGGATTCCATCGCAGTTTAAACGCATCAAATCCCTTACCTCGGTAGCGAGCCTCTCGTTTTTCCATGATGCGGTGGTATTTAATCTCCATTAGTTGTGTATCCCACTCCCAACATGTAGTCCACTAGGGTTGTAACCAATACTTCACACTTAATGTTTGGTCTTAGTGTGGGTGGTAAGCAATCCTCTATGCTCCAAGTCATGTGTTCATCAACCAAGTGCCGAGTAAGTTGCTTTATTATTTCATCTCTTTGTGCCATGTTAGTACCATCCCTTGGCTAAGTGATGAGCGTATGCCCTGCACACGCCCTTCTTGCCATAACGGTGGTCAATGTATTTAAGCCCAGCCAAGACTTGTTTGTACCCATCTTTAGTTGGTTTAATTTTAATGTTTACCCATGTGGTATCAAGTAGTTGTGATATTCCCATAGCGCTAGACTTTTTGCTCTTGGAATTAGGTGACCAGTTTGATTCACGCATCCACAATTCATAAAGACATGGATATTGTTCAAGATTATCACGCTTAATTAGTTCATCAATGGCAAAGCGTTGGTAATCGTTCTGATAATAAGCAACGAGTAGTCCTTTGTTTGGATGCACAACCTCAGTAATTTGTACGATTGGTTTAAATGCTATGACCAATCCAATGATGATGGTTGTTACTATCCATAATCTTGCATGCGGGTGGATGCGTTTAAACATAATCTGCCTCCAGTTTTGCACGGTCACCACATACTCGTTTAATAAATCCAAGTATGTCTTTTGGTATGTCTGTGTCGTTGCCATGTTTATCCGTTAAGCCCAACACAATCATGTTGCCCACAATCTTGGGTGCATTGCCGAACATGAAAGACAGAGCGCTTGCTATTGAGTTGGATGCTAGTTGTTTAAGTAACCCCTCCTCATTTACATAGCCTTGGCATACACCAGCACCAAAGAAATCGTACATACCAATGGGTTCAATCAACCCACCAACGGCTGCTTGCATGTCGGAGAGTTGTTTAAACTCCTTCTCCTCGTATGTCCCATCTGTGTAGAGCACTGCACCTTTAGCCATTAGTTGTGCCACCCTTCCTTTAGTACACCGTTCTCATACTCTCTGCCTACCTTATAGAGTTCACCGAGTTTGTTTACATCCTCGCTAAGTTTAGCAAGAAATGATTTGCGCTTATCACTATCTAAGTGCGACACCATTTCCTCTGTGATTTCGCAGCGCCAAATAGATTGACTCATTAGTTTCCCTCCTTTAAATTAGTAATCGTTTGTTCAAGCAGGGCTATGCGTTCAGCCCTGTTTAAACGAGGTGTGATTCCATATTTTAACTTGGCTGCTTTTAGTATTGCTTCGTATTCATTGGTGTGATTAGAGATTAGTTCCTGCATTGCTTCATACTTTGCTCGTGCGTACATGTTGCTTGGCATACTCATTAAAGCACCAGCCCTTTCATCATGTTGTTAAGGTCAGCATAAGCAAGGTCGTCTGCGTTGTACTTGCAGCCGTCAATGGTTGCCTTATCCTCAAGCCCTGCAACCTTAACCCAATCACGATAAGGCTTGGCTCCGTTGTAGTGCTTCATAAAAAAGAGAGCACTTAGGTATAAGGCATAGTCGTTGTTAATCCACATAGCAATGTTCCATGTGTTGCGATTTTTCCAGCCGTTATATTCCTTAGAATTTAATTGACTCATGGCTCACCAATTTCTTTAGTTCTTGATTGCGTTTGCGTAGCCATGCGTTCTCACCGTTGAGTGAGATGTTTTGTTTGATTGCTAATCCCATTACGGTTAGCGCACCCAATAGGGCAATGATTGTGGCGATGATGTCGCCTGTTCCTAGATACATACCAGTCCTTTGTTTAGTGTAGCGAAGTTGCTACATGTCCGAGTATTCAGGAGGCACTAAGTAAAGTCAAGGATATTTGTCACTTGTTTCAAACTATTTTTTTGTTTAAACATAAGCAAGGTTTGTTTAGGTTTTACCGTTGGTAAAACCAATCCTACCACTGCTGTCAAGTGATGTGTTTAAACATGTTAACATGCCAGACCCACCTGCTGTGCCACCACCTCCGCCACCGCCACCTTTGTTTAAACGATTGAAGATGCCAGACCGCCAGGTAGTAGTGTCCACTTGGTGTTTAAACACTTGAAGATTCCAGATTCCAGGGCAATAAAAAACCCCGCCGAAGCGGGGCTATTTATTCTATTGTTTAGAATAGATGTGAGTCGTAGTAACTAGATGTCTTTGAGTGCTCACTGTAATCATCGTACTTGTCGTAGTAATCTGCACGCCAGTTGTTGTGCCACACCTGTTTAAATGGTGTGAAGTTGAGATGCTCCACAATCTTGCCGTTCTTAACCTTGAAGTATTCACCCTCATCTGCATCGTGAACCCAGTCAAGAGTTGAGTCCAGCATAATCGCTGCGTTCTCAATGGTCTGTTGAGTTGAACCGTAAACCAGTGAACCTGATTTAGTTTGTGCAATCCATAGCGGTGATGAATTGATGCGAGCCAAGTGCAGTGTGTTGCCCTTGCCTTGCTCAATCCAAGCCAGCGCTGCGGTGCCTTGTACCTGTGACAATGCCTCAGCAATGGGTGCATTAGTAAATGCAATCAATGCAGCGACTGCCTCACTGTCAACCTGACCAATGCGAGGAACCTTTAACTGTTTAAACAACGCAACATCGTTGCTGATGTGTCCGTTGTGAGTGAGTACGATTTTGCCACGAGAGATTGGGTGGTTGTTATCGTTTATTTTTGGGTCACCTTGTGTAGCCCAGCGAGTGTGCAAGATTGCAGTCGTAGCGCCAGCGCATGCACGCTTGCCCACCTCATGGTTGATGAAGCGAGTCGCATCTATTGCAGCCTTGGTGATAACCCGTTTGCCTGTGATTGGGTTAATCCATGCAGCACCAGTGGCATCTTGCCCTCGGTGCTCAATGTCCAGCAGCATCTGTGCTGCTAGGTCTGTCTGATTCTGATTGTGCTTTGGATTTAGGCAGAAGCCTGCGATTCCACACATAATTTATATCTCCAGTCTGTAGTAGTTAATAGTGAATTGTACCACACCTACTTGGTGAGGTAATACCAAGCCCATGTGCCAATGATTAGCATGACCAGCAATAAAGCCCGACCATCAAAGATTGACCAGTAGTTGATACCGTTCATGTTTAAACACCTACCTTTCGTTGATTGATGTCTACGATTTCAACCTTTGCGACATGTTCAATTTCTAATGTTGCTTGGATGATTGAGTTTACTTTATCCCAGCCCCATGCCTCATAACTTGGGAAGGATACTCTGCCTTGCTTGTCGGTAACCTTGAGGGCTACGCCAGTTGGTTGTGCCATGATTCCAGTCCTAACTTTTAAGATAGGTACCAATTTGGTACCAGTGCCTGCCGAGGGGATTGCACCCTCGCTTGCCCACTAGGGGCAGGCTGCCTGCTTAGCCTTGGATTGAGGCTGCTCGGTCTTTGAGATATTGACCAGTGGCTGAGTCAAGATTGCCTGCCAGCATCAAGATGTTTAGCAGTGACTCGCACTTGTTTAAACGGTCATTGACTCCTAGGTCGTCAAGTGTAATGAGTTTGGTGGCTGAATAATCTTTGAAGGCATCAATAAACTTTGCCCATGCCACCGCTTTGGTGCCGTTAAGTGTGCCTTGGTGCACTCGGATTTCAAGTGTGCCGTAGCGTGAGAAAGATTGCAGATTGAAAGACTGGTAGCGGTCACCGTTTGAGTCGGAGATGTTACCGCTGCGGATTCTTTCAGCGTTGCGGTCTAAGTTCTGCAAAGTTGGAACCTTGCAGTATGAATTGTTTAAACGGCTTGGTGCAACCAGTGCACCGATTGCCTCGTGAACAAGATTCCAGTTCAAGTACCACTGAGCGATGTGGTCAACGCTTAACGCTGCAGCGCCGATGTGGACATGGAAGCCAGTTGTGCGGTCAACCTTGCCACCTGCTCCAAGAAGCAGGCGGGCAACGGTTGATGCCTCGTTTAAACGCACCTCGTCAAGAATTGGTGAAACGATTTCTGCGCCTCGGACTGAGCCGTCAGCAACCGATGTCCAGTTTTCGTTGACCTCGTGTTGGCGGTTAGGCAACACGCATGTGATGCCTCCACGATTTAGCGCTGCAGATGCAGCACTGGTTGAAATACCAGCGACCTCAAATTCCAGTCCGTAGGTAGTCATTAGTTCGCCTCCACAAGTGCGATTGAGCAAACTGGGCAGATTGGAGCGCCAAGATTGACCAGTGTGGAGCGAGAGATTCTTGCGATGTAGTTGTCGTTTAAACAGGCAACCTTTAGGAGCCGAGTTGTCTGTTTTGGTGCTGCAGCGATTTCCAGTGCAGCGTGAGGATATGAGCCAAGGCGCTCAAGGATTGCCAACGACCAAGCAGGCAGGGTTTCCAGTGGCTTTGCAACGCTTGGCGCTGCTGAGCGCCAGTTGCCACTTTGAGCCAGTTGGAGCAGCGGAATTATTGACTTTGCAACCTCGGTGGCTTGGTCAACGGTTGGAGATATGAAAATCTCGGCGGTGAAATCTTGAGATGCAGTTGGAGGCACTACTGCAGCCAGTGCAGCCTTGCGACCAGTTTTTGGAGGGAAGCCACAAGATAGGCGAATTGCAGCCTCCTCGTCACCTCCTCCGCTGATATTTCTAGCGATTGAAGGCTGAGCAGCATTAGCAAACGCTGCGAGCCATTGTTCACGATTTCTCATGGTGTCCTGCTTTCCAGTCAGTTTAAACAGTGAGAAGGTTTCCCACTGGGACAATTAAACGCAGGTTTTATTTGCAAAGTCAACAACCCTCTAAAACCCTTATTTTATACTGGTTTTAGGGCATGTTGGCGATGGTGATGTTGATGGAATTGGCTCCAGTTGGTCATGCGGTGGCAAGCGGTAATCCATAAGTTACTGATGAGTAAGGCTCTAAAAGCAGTATAAATCAATGGTTTTAGCGATGTCGCATTATTGAAATGTCGTGAAGTGATATTAAAATAAGGACTTTAGCGATGTTACCAGTGAGTAACTTATCGGGGCTGCATGGATTGTCTTACATATTGAGATGCCATTGCGATGCCTCCGAGTTAGCAGTCACCAGTGGAGAGTGCTAAGTGCTGCGATGCGCTGCGGTTTAAACAAGCGCTGCGATTACTAGGTCGGGGCAGATATGACACCGAGCAGCGAGTCAGCGCCTCGCCTGCACCTAGTTCTGCCTGCTTCTAGCGCTGCCAGCCAGTGCAGCGTGCAGCAAGCAGTTTAAACGCCAGCAAAAAGCCTGCAATGTTTGACCCCAGGTTTTTAAATATCTGTGTGTCTGTGTGTCTGTGTATACAGCCACATAACTTTGATAGCCCTGGGGTACAAACATAGGCTCTGACCTGCGGTTATACCTGAAAGGTATACCGCTGCAAAAATACTTTGCAAATAAATGTCCAATAAGTGTCCATTGGACACCTAATAGTATATGTAGGGCAAAACAATATGTGCCCTACTACAACAGCATTTAGGATGCCTTAGGCATCCCCCTAGTAATTGCCCTAACCTTCGGCTTCCGCCTTGGGGCTACAGCCTACGGTTAGGAAAGGATTAACTGCAATGGTTCTTTAATTGCCCATTGCTACTACGCCTATGGAAAGAAAAAGAATTACTGCGGCATCTCATAAATCGGATGCCATAAAGAAGCAGATTATAGATTTTTTAATGCAGGGGTACTCTGTTCAACGAGCCATGGATGCCGTAGGCAGAAGTGTCAAGACTTATGAGTATTACCGCAAGACTGATTCTGAGTTTGCTGCAGGTATAGACAAACTGCGAGCATTGACCGCTAGAGGTGAGATAGGCGGTCCGACCCAAGAGGTACCACCTTTTGATGAGTTCTCCCTAAAATATCTTGGAGTACAAGTATTCCCACATCAACGCCATTGGATTGATTTATTAGAATCCAGAGAGCCTACGGATGTGCACCCTTCAATAATTTATGAGCCAGGGGATAAAGACCTGCTCATTGTAAACACTCCCCCCGAACATGCTAAGTCTACGACTATTACAGTCAACTATGCTGTTTACCGAATTTGCCAGAACCCCAACATCAGAATAATGGTGGTGTCAAAGACACAGGCTATGGCGCAAAAGTTCCTGCTCTCCATTAAGAACAGACTCACCCATCCTCGTTATCAGGACTTACACCTCGCCTTTGGACCTCCAGGCGGATTTGAAAAGAACTCTGATTCGTGGAAGCAGGACTTAATTTACCTATCATCAGATGCTCGTGACTCTGGTGAAAAAGACCCAACGGTTCAAGCCATTGGTATTCGTGGACATATCTACGGTGCCCGTGCTGACCTAATCATCATGGATGACTGTGTTGACCATACCAACGCCCATGAGTACGAAAAGCAGATTGACTGGATTCAATCAGAAGTTATGTCCCGTATAGATAATGATGGCGGAAAATTACTGGTAGTGGGCACAAGATTACGCCCCAAGGATTTATATTCCGAACTCCGTGACACAATGAGTTATCCAGATGAAACTTCTCCTTGGACTTAGTGCGCTCAACCTGCGGTATT